CAAGTTGGTTCTAGTTTTTCATCAAGACCTGCAACGCAGGAGTTCAACGGAGATAACTCTACAACGGTCTTTACGTTAAACCAGACAGTAGCTCAAGAAGACATCGTAGTGAGCGTTGACGGTGTAATACAGGAGAGTGTAGACGCATTTACAGTGCCTAATGGCACTGACCTTACGTTTACAGAGGCTCCCTCAACTGGAACAGGTAATATCTTTGTAATTTATCTTGGTGCAACAGATACAAGTATAACGATACCTGCACAGAATAAAGGTAACTTTAAGAATGGTGGTATGTTTAGAGTTAACTCACAAACTGTAGATGTGGATACAACCATAGAAGCAACAGAGAATGCCACAGCCACAGGACCTTTAACAGTATCTTCTGGCATAACCATCACAGTAAACTCAGGAGGTAATCTAGCAATCATATGAGCAACCTTCTAGTACAAAATATCAAACACACGAATGGCACTACGGCTCAGACTATTGATAGTACAGGTAGAATAACAACTCCTGCAAGACCTAGCTTTCTTGTAAGAGGTTATGGAAGTGTGACTGGAGGTTCACAATCAATAAACAACATCACTACTAATTCTAACGTAGGAATAATGTATAACTTTGATGAGGTTTCCCACAATATAGGTTCTCATTTTTCAAACTCTACTGGAAAATTTACTGTTCCGATATCAGGTCTTTATCACATATCTGGAGGTTATGGTTATAAAGCTAGTACGGCTTATGGTCACTTTGCTATTTTTGCTCAAGATGGAGATCATGTGGATAATGGGTTTTTAGCAAATTACACGCCAGATGACGAGAGTGCGTATTCAAGTCATCTTGCTTTTGTTAAGCAATGTGCTGTTGGAGATGAAATAGCCGCAGGATATATAACTGGATATTCAGGTCCCGGTACTGTTACAGAGTATTTTCATTTTGGGGTAACTTTATTAGGATAAACAATGAGTACATTAAGAGTAGACAACTTACGAGGACAGACAGCAGATGGTGTAGCGAAATATGTTGTTCAAATGCAATCAACCACAACAACAAGCAGTATTACTGTGACGGCAACTTCTCTTACGGCAAGTGGTCTTATTGTTTCTATAACTCCAAAGTTTGCAAACAGTAACCTCCTAATAACTATTACTGGAGGAGAACAGACTTATAGTGGTTCTGGTGTAATAACAGGAGTAACGCATCTTTATCGTCAATTAACAGGGGGTAGTTACGCAGACCTATCAGGTCAACTATGTGAACAATCAATGGGAGGTAGTGACTCATCAGATTATGGACACTCTCACTCCTGTGAATTTATCGACACAACGCATAACACCACCAGTGCAATAAACTATCAGCCGTATATAAAAACTAATAGTGGAACGTATTATTTTAATTATACACCCACAGTAATGTATTTGAGAGTAATGGAGATTGCCCAATGAGTACACTATCAGTAGATACCATTCAGGGTAAGACCACAGCAGGAACTGTGGCTATGCCAGCAGGTTATATTATTCAAACTTTAAGCACAACTAAAACTGATGATTTTAGTATGTCTGCTCAATCATATGCAGATGTAACTGGGTTATCTGTAACTATTACTCCTAAATTTAACACATCTAAAATTTTAGTTAGGTATGTGGTATATGCGTGTAATCCAGATTCTGGGTCAGAATTTCAAGTTGTTAGAGGGTCAACAGCTATATTAAATGGAACTGGTACTGGAACAGTAGCTTCAGATACAGGCATATCTTATGAACAAGGAACTGCAACTATGGAATGTGTTGCACATGAGTTTCTTGACAGCCCTGCTACCACATCAGCTACAACATATAAAATACAAGTAAGACGAAATGCAGCAGGAAGTGGAGGGGCTGCTTATGTGAATAGAGATGTAACTGGAGCCGCAAAATCTAGTTCAACAATAACAGCAATGGAGATAGCACAGTAATGGAGATAAAACAATGACAACAATAGCACAAGCATTAACGAGTTTAGGTATTACAGAGTGGGTTCTTAGAGGAGAGCCTACAAATGAAGAAGAGTTTAACCAAATGTTTCGCAAGGTTACTGGAGCAGATGAAAATGGTTCAGCTATAGAGAGTGCAGACCCAAAGGACTGGGGTGTAAATTATGCACAGGTAGCAGGGGAAAAGACGTTACTGCAAAGCCGTGAGCCAATGCGATTGCTTCGTGTAGAACGAGACAGATTACTGGCAGAAACAGATTGGACTGCGTTAGGTGATGTAACCATGTCGAGTGCCATGAAAACCTATAGACAAGAGCTTAGAGACTTACCTGCTAACTCTGATCCAAAGCTAGATAGTAATGGTGGATTAGACATGAGTAGTGTAAAGTTTCCAACTAAACCAAGCTAGGAGTAATTATGCCTTTAACAAAAGTCAGATCAGGTGGTTATGATACAATACCTTCAAGTGTGCTAACTTCAGTGCCTGCAAGTTCCCTTACTGGCTCATCTTTGCCTTCAACAATAGGTTTAGGCACAACAATCACTACAAGTGATATTCGATTACTAACAGGCATACCTTCAACAGCAAAAATGGTTATTATAGGTACAACTGCCTTGTCACCTAATGCTGCAGGAGATAACGCGAACTATTATTTGCAACTTGGTACATCAAGTGGTTTGACAACAAGTGGTTATCAAAGTCATATGTTTTATTCGTATAATAACGGTAGCGATAATGATTCTGCTTCATCAGATGGTATTCATCTAGGAGGTTGGGCTAATGCTTCTACACATGAAATAATTTGTACTTGCTATAATGTTACTGGAAATACTTGGGTATATAATATGCATTCTCAAGTTGATACAGGATACGCAGGAGCTATGTTTGTTGTTGGAGGGATTGCTCTTGGTGGGGCATTAGAAAGATGTGGGTGGGTTTTTACGGCAGGAAATTACAGCAGTGGCACAATGTCAGTAACGTATTATTAAGAGGGATTTATGCCATACATAGGAAAAGCACCAAACCAAGGCGTTAGAACACGCTTCATATACCAAGCCACAGCGAGTCAAACCTCTTTTAGTGGTTCCGATGCCAATGCAAACGTATTGAGCTACAGTGATGGTGAGTATGTAGATGTCTATCAAAATGGTGTTTTACTCAAACCTGCAACAGATTACACATCTACTTCTGGTACAACAGTTGTTCTAGTAACAGGAGCATCATTAAACGATGTGGTAGAGATTATAGTGTATGACGCTTTTTCTATAGCCAATAGCTACACCAAAGCAGAATCAGATACACGGTATCCTTTTCTTGGAAACGACAGTATAATACGAACCAACGGCAACAGTATCACGGCAGATATAACAATACCCAGTGGTACAAACGGATTGTCAGCAGGACCTATAACAGTTACAAATGCTACAATCACAGTTAACGGAGTGTATACAATAGTATGACCAGTAGATTATTAGTAGATAAATTAGAGGGCAAGACTACATCTGGAACTATTCAGATGCCAGCAGGTATGACGTTGCAAACATTAGAGGGGTTTACTTATACAAGAACAACATCAACAAGTGAAACATTTGTAGATACTGGTGCTTCAATTTCGATAACTCCTAAATTTTCCACAAGTAAAGTTTTAATTATTTGCAAACATACTTTTGAAACTCATAGTAATGAAAATGCAAGAGCAGGGTTACGATTGTTAAGGGGTTCAACAAACATTGCTGATATAGACAATATGATTGCTTACAATTATGTATCTGGTGAAGCAAGTGTGACAGGTGGCACAGGGGTAGGACTTGTTATAGATTCTCCAAGCACAACATCTCAAATTACATATAAAACACAATTCAATAGAAATGTTGATTTAGGGGGAACTGTTTACTGCAACGCAGATGATTCTTCAAGCTACGAAAGAAGTAGAGGAAGTATAATAGTTATGGAGATAGCAGGATAATGGCAAGCGAACTTCATGTAGATGCAATAAAACATTCTGGTGGCACAAGTGCCTTGACGATAGATAGTAGTGGACGAATAAATAAACCACTACAACCATCTTTTCATGCCTACCCAAGCACTGGTGTAAATTATACTTCAGCAGATGACGTTATAGTTTTTGGCTCTACCTATCATAATATAGGGAATGGTTACAATACAAGCACTGGTAAATTTACTGCCCCAATAGCAGGTAATTATCTTTTTACATGGGCTGTATATAGGGGTGATGGAGATGAAGATTCATCTATTCATTTATTTCACAACACAACATCAAAATATGAAGGTCGAGTAGCATCAAGTGGTGCAGGAGGATACGTCACAATAGCGGGTTCTTTGGTTATCGCATTATCAGCAAGTGATACAGTACATTTGCAAGTAAGATATCCAACTATCCATGTTAATAGCCCTTGGTCGTATTTTTCAGGAACGTTATTGAGTTAGGATAAACAATGGCATCAATACTTAAAGTAAATACAATACAAGACGCAACGAACTCTAATACTGCTTTGTCTATTGATAGTAGTGGGAGGGTAACAACTCCTGCAAGACCTTCCTTTTTTGTACGAGGATTTGGTTCCAATACTACTGATTTTACAACTGGAGGAGAAAGTGCAACAGTAAACGGTGTAACGCCAAGTAGTTTTCAGTTAATGTATAATTTTGATGATGTGTATCACAATACTGGAAATCATTTTAATAATGCAAGTGGAAGATTCACTTGTCCAGTAGCAGGACTATACCTAGTTACTTGTCATAATGGTTATGAAAGTGCTACAAATCATCTTGGATTAGGTTTATTTCTATCATCAAATGCAAAAACAAATCTTGCTGACCTTTTTGTTTGGTCAGAAAGTAATAACAGACACGCAGGTTCAACATTAGTTGCTCATATAGAAGCAACTGTAGGGCAACAATTTTTAATGGCATATAAAGATGGTTATGCAGGACCTGTTTCTAGTTCTGGAAGTGAGCCTTACGTTTCTTTTGGGGCAACATTTTTAGGATAACACCATGAGCAAAGCAGCAGAATTAGCAAGATTAATAGGAGATGGCACATTTGGAACAGGTGGAGCTGAAGATAAAAAGATTGTGTTTGACGGCAACGCCCAAGACTTTCACATAGGATTAGACGATAGTGCAGATGATTTAGTTATAGGATTAGGTTCTGCACTTGGTACAACAACACATATGTCTTTTGATGAGAACGGACAAATATTAAAACCACTACAGTGTTA